GGAATAAACCAAACTGCAACATGGTACTAATTGTAATCATTAGGCGTCTCCTTTCTAAAGATTTCAGTAATGCCACCATAGGCACCACCTCCTTATACTCAGATAGCCACCATCTATCCAACTTGCTCACTTCTGCATATTACCATAATTACAACAATAAATAAAAAGTCAGTGCCGAAGCACTGACTCTTAACTATTACTTACACTTACTAAACCAGAAACACGACCAAAAGCTATATCCTAAAATTCCCTTAAGCATGGTGATCACCTCCTTTAAATGCCAAAAATAGTTTTTAACAAGGCTATAACAAATGTACTTAGAATCGTCCCTATTAATCCTAGAATCCACATCTTGATGTCTCTAATATTTTTAGCATTTTTCTCTTTATTTTTTTCATCTTCTTCTTTGTCACGCCTTAGTTCTTCGAAATTTCTATCTAACTTGTCATAAATTTTTTCTTGCGTTCTCAGACTGTCTTCTATTCTGTCGAATTTTTCAAACATAGTCTTATCATTTTCTTCTAATCGCGTTAAACGCCAATCTTGTTCGTGTCGTTTGGTAAATCCAAACATTACACCACCCACTTTATTCAAATTAAAAAGCCATAAGATTATAACCTATGACTCTAGATTTTCTGGATACTTTTCTCCTGTAATAATTGCATATTCCTCTTTATCTATAACTTCCATATCTACATACCACGCTATATCTTCTTTACTATATTCTTTCAATTGATACCATGTTTTAATATCTTCGAATGTTGGTGAAATTAATTTAAGCATTTTCAGTCTCTCCTTTAACCTCTTCTAATTTTTTATTAAGTGTCACAAGTTGTTTTGCCATTAGTGCATTTTGCTTATTAACTTGCATCGATAACTTTGTACTTTGAACAACTTGTTTCTGCATACTAGCAACCATTTTTCGTAAGATGTCATCAGAAGCGACTGTGTTTTGTTCTTCACTGTCAATCTGTTGATGCAAGTCATCTTTTTCTTCTGGATAATCTTCGTTAAAAACTATTTCCCCATTTGAATATTTAAAGGCTTTAGGTCTAAAAACTTGAGAGAAATTTTCTGGTAAATTTTCAATATCAATACCTTCTTCAAAGCCGCCAATGATAGCGTATGAAATTATCTCATTACGCTTGTTAACTAATATTTGCATTATTTTCTCACTCCTATAATTTTGTTAATTGTCCCTCTATTTGCGTTCGCACCAGAGCCTCTTTGACTTCCTAAGTCGAAATAGACATCGTTTGATATAGTTAAAGATGTACGACTAGATTTAGTTAATCCAAACTCATAAACACCTCCACCATTTCCATCACCATCTGGAAGATTTGAGGGATTCAATGAAATCTTTCCTCCTCCAAAAGGACTGCCAAACTCTGTAAAGTCACCACCTGGAAAAGTCCCATAAAAAATTAATAAAATAAATTGGTCTAAACTCTCATTTAAGTACAATGTAGAGCCCACACCATTTGCTGTTCCATCAAAAATAACCGAATACCTTTTATTAAACTTGTCATCTGCGTATAATTTAGCGTTACTTTCGGCCATATTAGCTTTTGATTGGGCACTTTGAACAGTTTCAAAAGGTGTATTGTAATCATTAATAGCTAATTCTGACCACTCAGACCATGAACCCGCTTCTTTTCTTTTAACAAACACTTTATTTGTACCGTTCGGTCGATAAGTCATACGCTTGTAATCTGAAGTTACTACTAAATATTCGACAGTACCGTTAGTACTAACATCTCTTGGATAATTTATAGCTTGCGAAACATAAATAAATTGGGTTGAATCACCTATTCTTTGTTCTGGATTATTAAAATCAAATCCAGTAATCTGCATTATCTTACCATCATCTTTAGTAATCTTAGCTTTTTGCCAATTTGAAGTAGAACCACTTGTGACTAAACCACCACTATTCACTGACTGCTTGAAGGCTTCATGTTTCTCATCCATATATCGCTTTTGCTCATCGAATGTTCTTGAATATGCTTGCGCTTTATTTTCCAAATCAGATATACGGCTATTAGCAAGTTGCTTTAATTCATCAATACTTGAAGATTTTGCTATTTGAATATCTGATAGACCTTTTTCTTTAGCTTTTTCAATCAGACTCGCATAATCCTCACCATTTTTTATAGCCTCGTCCATTGCTTTCGCGCGATCCATAATAGTTTTTTCTAATTCTTGAAACTCAACAATATAGTGTAGTTTTGTTTCAGAGGGAATCTTGCTAAACAAACTTTTTTCAACGTTAAATGTGATAGTTCTCTCTACAACTACCACGTCTGAATTACCTAATTCTGCAACCGAAACTTGAGCTTGATAACTTCCATCTCTTTTAATTACATCATTAGGTAATTGAAATTTTAAAATACCTTTAAATGGATCTAATATTTCTAGTGGAGCAACTACCATTACTCCTTTACCTCGAATCGCTATTCGTGCTTTGATATTTTCTTCACTCAGTAATAACGGTTGATTATTTTTAATGATATTAAAAAGAAGAACAGAAGAATCACTCTCTCCTGTTCTAAAAGTTATATCTAGATTTGAAATATTTTCATAATGCGCTGTGTTTTCTAAATTTATAGCTACAGATTTCTCTAAATTACTCATTAACTTATAATTCTCCCTTCGTGTAAAGTCCATGGCCCTGAACTTGTTTTACTATCATAATTTTTCAATAGTATCTCAGCAGATGCTGTAACACTATTACGAACTAGCCTATGAACAAAGCCACCTGTGTTTGAAGCTTCTACATATAAGTTCCAACCAGCTACCCCTTTACGTTCAGTTGGAAAATCTGTAAAACGTTTTGTATCATCCGTAGTTAAATAAAACGACATGCCTACTATGTTAATATCTGACATTTTTGTGATGAATGAAGGTACTCTCTCCCATTTACCACTATTTTTAGGCACATAATTCCAGTCCGAAATGTCTCCAGTTCTTCCAGAAAGCACCCTTTCAAAAGTCATCATATTCCTTGCATAACTATTACGCGTCAATATCTGAATTACATCACCGCCAGTTTGTGGTGGCTTAACTTCCAAGAACCAACCTGCATCACGCCATTCTCTTGGTAATGGGAAATCATCGATTTGAACTGTATGATCAGTGTATAAATAGTAAAGACCTGGCTCTGTTAACATCCCAAGATTCTTAAGTTTATCAGGCCTCATTGGTAAAGGTTTAACTCTACCACCTGTGTCACTCATGATAAAAGGAACGCCTCTTGAGTGAAGTATTTCTAAAATACCTCTTTGCCCAATCATGAAAATACGATGTGTTCTATTTCCATCACCACCGACAGTAACACCTAGCATCAAAGCTTTTTTACCACTATCTTTGTCATAGTATATTTGCAAACCTTCTGCTTCCGCAAATTCGCCAGGAAATGAATCTAGTGTTCCACCATAGTCAGCATTAACCTGATACGCTTCTTCTCCTGTTTCTAAATCGAAAGCCGTTAAATAGTTTCTATTATTTGGATTACTGTCTCCTGTATACCAATACAAGTATTTTTCATCAAAAGTCACACCCTGCATTGGTTGGGTTTCGTTTGTTAGTCTCATAGGGATACTGATTTTATGCAAAACTTTATCAATATTTTTATCAACATCGTCTAAACTTCTTATCTCTATATAATTCATTGAGTTTTCAAGTTCCCACTGACTTCTAGGTCTCTCAATTCTGTATAGAATTTTATTTTCTTTTTCATTTATGACAGGGGTGATGTAGGGTTTTTCTGGGTGTCCTGTAAATACATCTTGCATACCATACTTGCCATAGCTAATTTCCACATTAGGCGTATACTTGAAACGAACTAATGTATTCTCATTATTACCATTTAAGATAAAACTATAAATCCATAACTCATCATCAATATATCTATAACCGTTATGTGTACCATGACCCCCACCTACAATCAATGAGCTGTCTATAAATTGACCATTAGGTCTTAAACGACTTAGCATATAGCCATTATTTCTAGCTTGTGTCATGTATACTATGCCTGTTCTATTATCAAACCAGAAGGATTGCATTACTGCATTTGTAAGAGGTGCAAGTTCTGTCACAAATAAAAACTCTTGCTTATCAGGTTCAAAACGATACTCGATATCAAGAATTTCTTGTTTGGTCTTATTTAATTCTCTTATAGTTTCCTCTTTATTAATTTGAGTTTTGGTTTCCCAATCGTCTAAATGTTCTTTTAATGTGTCAAAGGTTTCGCCGTTTACATTAACTCGAGCTTGAACAATCTCATTAGCACTGTTATTACGTGGTGCCACAACAAGTGCGTTAATTTGACTTTGTAAAGATTTGTTTACTGCTGCTTGCGATCTACCATTATAATAAATTTGCTCAGCGAAGTGTTGCATTGTTTTAGCTTTCTGATGCAACTTAAACTCTGTTGTCAAGCCAAGCGCAAATTGCTCTATTCTTTGCAGGTTTTGAATTTCTTTAGCTCTATAATCTCGACCTGCTAAAGCTCCCAAATCCTTTATTAAATACAAATTTTCCATAATGCACCTTCCTTTCTAATAAAATAGCACTGTACCAAGTTTCCCACTATCGTCAACTGTTATTTTCCACAATTTACCGTTTGGGGATTTCTGTACAATGCTATTTTGAATAATTCCTGCTTCGCCTATTTTTAATTTATCTAATTTATTTTTATCATCTACCGAAATGATACCGTCTTGAGGCAATCCATCAATATCACTACTGCCTGCATAAGGTATCCCATTTATAGCTTTCCAGTGTGTAGCTGGAAAGTACTGTTTATCGTTTTCAAGTAGCGCTTTGATTTTAACTTCTTCTGTTGCCATTATATTAATACACTCCCTATATCCATTGTCTCGAAAGGAGAATTCAAAGTACTAGTGTATAAATGATTTATACGATTTGCTTGATAGTTATATCTATTATCTTGTGCAATAACTCGTCTGTTAAGTGCTTGTTGAATTTGTACCATATCTTTTATTTCATTGCTGAAAGACACTTCATCTATTGCGTTTACAAATGGATGTGACCTATCAAGTTTAACAACCTTTAATTCAGTGTTATATCCCATTAATTCATGAACAAAAAATACGCTATCTCTTGGCTCTATTTTTTCATAACCTATATAATTAACATCTAATTCAGTCTTAGGAGTATCATTTATTTGCTTTTTTGCAAATTCTAACAGCTTATCCTGTGTTTCGATATCTTCATTTGTTTGCGTATTAGCATATCGAATCCCAAACTGCTTTGCACTATCTGCGACGTAGTCGACAATTGCTTTGTATTGATTGCGACCTGAATTATCAGCAATTAAATTTAAGACTGTTGATTTTTCAGTTCCAACATACATACAAGGCTTAGCTTTTTTATTTGAAGATATATCAATTCTATTTTTGGGGTCTTCTCCTAAAAATATCATTTCTAAAACGTGCTTGCCTTTATCAATATTTTTTGTTAAATCTATTGTTTCAGACTGAACCGACTTAGCAAAACAAGAAATTTGCTTAATTTGCTTGCCGTCTAAAATCAACTTATATATTCCACCTTGAGAGCCCTTTTTTATTGTAAATCTAACTGTTTCATTACCATACTTGCAATCAAAGTTAATAGTAGCTTTAGACCCAATTGTTTCGGTACGATAAGTACCTTCTTTTATAAAACCATTTGAATATTTAATGTCAGTTGTTCTAATAGGATTATAATTTTTCTTTTCCTCAGCTGTATACTTTTTTCCAAAAACTTTTATAGCTGTTCTTAATTCCAATGTACTGACAGTTGCAGATACAGTATCAGTATTATATTGATATCGAATCACTTTCTCGCTTCTTTGATAAAATGTTTCAGGAGAATAAAAACCAATCTCTGTATCATTTGGGTAAATTATACAGCCAAACAGGTCTACCGCTTCTTTACAGTATTCTAAGCCGTTTTTGTTACCTAATTCGTCAATCGGTACTTTTCGCTTAAAATCTCCAATTATTTTATAGGTCATTTTGACCGAAGTTTTTTGATTTGCAAATCCATATCTTAAGTACTCATCTAAAGAGTATTCTGGCGTTTTACCAGTTTCGCTACTGTCGTCATCAAGCTTATTTGATTCCACTGAGTGATTTTGAAATTCATACATTATGTGATATGCCGTAACTTCAATAAAAACTTTATCACCTTCAACCTTTGGCGCTGTCTGCTTAATTGTATATTTTTCACCATGATAAATTATGAAGTTTTCACAAATCAATAAATCAAAAACAAAACTATTATGAGTAGTTCTATAAACTGTAAAGGTGATGTACCTAGCTTCATTCAGTTCATAATATTCTTTAAAAGAACCATAATCTACATCTAGTAAATTTTCACAAATCAATTCATTAAAATCCATTACTGATAAATGATCATGATAATCCATTAAATCACCTACCTATAAATAAAAGGAAACTTAAATGTAGTTTTAATATCACTGACGTCTCCTTTAATCTTAAATTCATTTTTACCTGGCGCTAATGTTATAATGCCTCTATTTGTATCAATTCCCACTCTATTTATATCTCGATATGCATACACACCATCTAAAACAAAATCAGTGTTTTTATCTATACTTTTGTTGTACTTAAAAATATCACCTGTTGTATAGTTAACCAGTTCAAATCCTCCACTCGCATTTAAATTAATTAATATTTTCAAATCGTGCTTGAATCGTGGATTTATCGTATCAGTAGAACCGTTCCAAATAGTAAATTGATTTGATGTATGAGTATATTTAGGTGTGAAATCAAGAGGAATTCCATTTTCAAACATCCAATTAGAGTCGAATAAGAACTCGCTATCGGTCCAATTAACTGATTCAGAATACCCTTTATAAACATTTAAACTTACTTCAATTTCAGTTGAAGAACCATCTTTTAAATTAGATGTAACATTAGCTGTATTCACTGCATATTTAACACCATGCATTTGAGAAGTAATAACATAATAAGGATGTCTGCGATTAAACACAGATCTAAACCAATGCTCAAATAAATTTAAATCTATAACATCTATACCATCATAGCCAAACCTTAATACTAATGAAAAAGGCGCAAAACTAATTGCGCCCGGTAAAATACCATCTACTCCGTTAATAGTTACACTGTTATCATTGGTGTTTGGACTTTCAGCCCTTGCATCTAAAAATATAAGCTGATTAAAATCTGTTATTACTTCTTCCTTGTAACCATCTATGATTTTTACAAAAGATTGCATTAATTAGTCAAACCTCCCATATAATTATTTGCATTTGCTCTATGCCCACTTTGTTTTGACAATATTTTTTCTAAACCTCTAATTGCATCATTAGAACCTAAGTTATTATCCTGAGAAGAAACAGTTTGAATCAATGCATCTGTTAATTTATTTCCTTTATCACTTAACATAACAATTTGTTTCAACAATTTTTCAACTGTTGAAGTATCATTATTTACAGTGATGTTATTTGGCTTGCCATCCATACCGATGATGCGCATAACCTGTTCAGTTAATTGAATTGCTCGTTTACGTCTAGTTAAAGGGATAACCATCTCCTGTTTATCTCCTTCACCCACTTCAGCAAGTTGATGCTTTGTAATCAAACCACCATTCGCATATCTTCTTGGACCACTTGGAGACCAACCACCTCTTGGGTTAAACTGTGAGCGCCAATATCTGTTGTTAAAGAACGCTAATAACTGATCGTAACCACTATATATATTGTTGTGACCTCTAACAGCATAATGTCTAAATGTTTGTGGGATATATTGAAGCAATCCTTTTGCTGGATTGCCCTGTAAAACGTTGATGTCTCTAAGCGCACTAGATTGAGTTATACCTGCATTTCCTCCTGATTCGTGTTGAATCAAGCTAATAATATTTCCTACATCACCCGAAGTAACATTAACACCCATTCGTTTTGCTGCACGACGTATATCGCCTGCCCAAGCAGATGCAGCCTTATTAACACCTGAACCACTTCGAACGCCACTACCTTTAAGTGACTTCAACCATTTTTCTGGATCTTTAGCTGTATCATTCCCTGGATGTGACCCTTGCATCAATTGGAAATGTAAGTGTGCTCCTCTAACGAAATTACCTGTAGCACCTGATTTCCCTATCAGTTGACCAGCTTTAATACGTTGGCCTTGTCTTGCTAATTGCTTAGATAAATGCATATACCAGTTCCATTCATTAGCACCAGTCTTAATTTGTATAGAATTACCGCCACTGTAATCAGTCCATACCTTATCTGCTATACCACCTTTAACGGCATAAACGTTTGTTCCAGAAGGCATACCAAAGTCTATACCATAGTGACGACCGCCATTAAAGTTAAGTCCACCTGTGTAGCGTCCAAATCTTTGCCAGATTGGATATTCAAATAGATAGCTTCCATCGCCTCCACCACCGAAATCTTCAAACCACGATTTTACTTTGTCTACTAATTTCTTTTTGAGCAATGAGTATGCGCCTTTAGCTATTTTTACTGTAGCGTTAGCTCCGCCTCCAAAATTAATATTTAAACCTGACATTACTTTATTTACTAGTTTCCCTGGATGTTGTACGTAATCCCACACATCGCCGATTTTATCGCCTAACCAAGATGCACCATCTTTGATTTTATCGCCTGCTGCTTCAACCATTTCTTCTGCACCTTTTTTGATATTATGCGCTGTGTTTTTAGCTGTAGCTCCAAATTCTCCTGCTTTTTTACCTATATTACCTTTAAGTTGGTCTAGCCAATCTTTCTTTTTCGTACCTCCATGAAACTTTGGTAAAACACCCATACGCTGTAACTTCAGAGTGTCATTAGCATTTATTACGCTATCCCCAACTCCTAGTGGAACAACCACATCTCGTCCTTGGGGTGCATGGAATGTTCCGTCAGCCCTGTGAATTACTTCTTGAACTCCACCACCTGGGGCGTTTCCAGAACCTCTATCATTTAATACAGCAAATGTCGGTTGCGTTAATGCTCCCGAATTATCGGTAGCTACACCCTTTCCCGCTAAAGTACCAGTAGACAATGTAGGTATTGGCTTGATGAGATTTTTATCAGTAATGGCTTTAGATATTTTATTAATACCGCCAATCATGCTATTCAAACCGCCAATAGCTTTATTAGCAACATTTTTACCTAAATCAGCCGCAGCTCTTCCCATGTCTTTACCAATATCTCTAATCCAATCATATGTTTTGGATAGCCATTTTCTAAAACCATTAAATACTGATTTAGCGTTAGACCATGCCGAACTTGAAATTGCATCAAAACGATCGTGGGCTCTTGAATACATATCCCCAGTCCAATCTTTTAAAGATTTGTATGAGTTACTAAACCATTTCGATGTTCCTTTCCAAACGGATTTTGCATTCGACCAAGCTGTACTAGAAATATTATCCCATTTCGCGCGAGATTTATTAGCCATATCCGTTAGCCAGCCCTTTGCACTTTTATATGCATTGCTAAACCATTTTGATGTGCCTCTCCAAATAGATTTTGAATGCGCCCAAGCTTTATCTGAAGCATCTGAATACTTTTGCTTAGTTTGATTGTAAATACTTCCTGTTGTCGATTTAACAGATTGCCAAGCTTTTCCAAACCATTTACCAGTACTATTAGCTATAGCCTTAGTGTGGTATCCTACAGAACTTTTGGCTGAGCTCCAACCTGAACTTAATTTGCTTGGAATCCCTTTGATTCCGCTCCACATTTTTTTCATTTCGCCGCCAAAATGATTAGCATTTCTGCCCATTTTACTAAAGGCTTCGCCAGTTTTACTTTTTACGCCGTCCCAAGCATTTCCAAACCATTTCTTTATATTTTCTCTGTTTCTACGAGCTGTTTCTTCTTGTTCTTTAGCGTATTTATCGCTTTTTTTCTTTTGGTCTTCTCTAAAGTTAGACCACCAACTTTTAAGGCCATTCCACCACTTTTCAGTATTTTTATATACACGTCCACTGGATAAATCCATTTCTTTATCAATATCTTTATTTTGCTTTTTAACAACATCTACTACAGCATCTTTTTTAGATTTTGCTTTTCTTACTTCATCTTTATGTCTTTGATCAGCAATAGCTAACAATTTATCTTTTTCAGACTTAGAAAGGTTGACGTTATTTTTTATAGCAATGACATCATCTTCATATTGCTTGTCCACTTCTTTTTTTCTTGCTTTTCTTGCTTTTTCTGCTTCTTTAATTGCTTTGCTCGCTTCGTCTATTGAATAAGCATTTCTGTTTCTTTGCATTCTTACTAAAATACGCTCTTGCTCTTTTTCAGTCTTACTCAATTCTTTAACAGTGATATCACGTCTTTGATTTTCAAGCTTTTCAATTTCTTTTCTTTCATTTTCTGAAATCTGACCATCACTCAAAGCTTTTTCTTTCAATTCTTTGATTTTCTGATTGAGTTCTTGCTCTTTTTTAATTCGCAAGTCATTTTTTTCTTTAGTTCGAGTTAAAATGTTTTGCTTTTCTTGTTCATCGAATGCACTATACTTATCAATAAGTTCTTGAGTTTTTTCGAGTTCCTTTTTATTTCTTTTTTCTATTTCAGCTATAAGGTTATTAGATAAATCCGTTTCAATTTTCAAAAGTTTTTTTGCTTTGTCTTCTGATATCTGACCCGAGTTTAAACGTACTTTTTCCATGATTCTGCTATTTTCTTCAGAATAATGCACATATTTTTCTAAAGCTTTTTCTGTTTCTTTTGAAACACCTTTCCCTAACACTTTTACAGTATCAGACGCTTTTTTAGAAGCTGTGCCCATGGTTTGCATAAATCCTTTAAACTTGTTGACTCCTACTTTGAGAAGGTCATCGTCGCTTAATGATTTATAACCATCTTTCATATCTTTTGAAAACTTTTCTTTGAAGCTTTTGCCGATACTTCCAAGATAGTTTTTAAACTCTCCTAGCTTTCTAACAGCGCCGCCAATAATTTTACCACCAAAAAACTTTATAGTTTCTCCTAAACCGTTAATACCGTTTCTGAACCATTCCACACGATCATATGCGGTTTTAAAAACTTTATACGCAATTGTAATAGCAGTTATTGTAGCACCTATAGGTCCTGTTAAAAACCTTAAGGCTACACCCGCAAATCTTGCGCCTCCACTTACTGCAAATAAAGATTTTGCAGCTAATCCTAAACCGTTTTTCAAAAGTTTGAACGGTAAAATTGCTAGCTTTGCAGAATTTTTCAAAACATTTATAGGTTTTAAATTAAACATCATAGCTCCGGCTAACCCTTTAAAGCCTTTTGACGTTTTTCCTGTTGTAGAACCAAGAAATAATGTTTGAAGACCTAAAGATTTCATTGCTTTTGAATTAGTATTTGAAAGGATTGTATTTTCAGCAATACGTCTATTTAATGACGCATATCCTTTAGCAGCACTTCCAACTGTACGTATTAATAACCCTCCAGCAAGAACTGCAGGTCCAATTGCTGCACCAAAAAGTGCTAATCCTACTGAAGCTTTTCTAACCCAACCAGGGAGATGTGTAAATCCATCAACTAATTTTGTTAAACCTTCCGCTCCTGCTCTAATCATAGGCGTTAAATCTTTACCGACTTCGATTGCTAATGATTCAAAAGCGCCACCTAATTGTTCCAGAGCGCCTTTGAGATTATCTTTCATCAAATCTGCTGCTTTTTTACTTTCGCCATTGGAATTCTTTAAGGATTTACTATAGCTATTAATTTTATCTGGTCCCGCTTCAATCAAGGCTAAAAATCCACTTGCTGCTTCAGTACCAACTATTGTAGCCACTGTAGCTAGTTTTTGTTCTCTCGTCATGCCTTTCATATTATCTTGGAACTGTCTAATCAATTCACCCATGCCAACAAATTGACCTTTAGCATCAGACAAATGAATACCTAATTTTTTCATTTCCTTAGCTGTATTTTTACTTGGATTAGCTAGCCTGATAAATGAAGCTCTTAGGGCAGTACCTGCTTGAGAACCCTCTAAACCTGAGTTAGATAAAACTTCAATTGCTGCGGAAGTGTCCTCTATTGAAACTCCTAATGCTTTTGCAGGAGTACCAGCATACTTCAATGCATCTCCCATGTACTGAATATCTGCAGCACTATCATTTGCTGATCTCGCAAGTAAATCAGCAACATGATTTGCATCAGATGCTTTTAAACCGAAAGAGTTAATCGCTGAAGCCATTACAGTTGCAGTTGTAGCCATTTCTGCACCACTTGCTTCTGCTGCACTGATAACACCTGGCATAGCCTCCATTGTTTGTTTGGCATTAAAGCCTAAAGCTGCCAATTCTTCCATACCTTTAGCAACTTCGTTAGCACTTTTACTGGTTTTAGCTCCTAAGTCAACTGCTTGATTAGACATGCTTTTCAAGTCTTTACTGCTTGCTTGCGCAATCGCTCCAACTCGAGACATTTGGCCTTCAAAGTCTGCACTTGTTTTTAATGCTGCACCTAACCCTAAAGTAATTGGTGTAGATACGCCCATCGTCATTGTACGTCCCAGGGAAGTCATTTTGTCTCCAATAGAACTAAATTTCTTTGACATGACATCCGCTTGACTTGCAAGTTTACCGAAATGACTTTGAGCTATCATTTGTTCTTTGTTAAAAGTCTTCATTTCGGATGAAGCTTTATCTATTGAACGCTCCAAATTATTTAAAGCAGCTTTTTCTTTATTAACAGCTGTTTCAGCTTTTGCGACATTAGCGCTATGATTCTTAATAGTATTGTTTAAATCATTAAATTCTTTTTCTGTTTGCTTTAATTTAGTATTAGTTTTAGCGTAAGAACTTTCAATTTTATCATTTGATTTTGAAAGATTGTCATTTTGCACTTTTAGTTTTTGAACTTGATTGCCTTCTTGTTTATATTGTTCAACAAGTGCTTTATGCTTAGCGGACTGCTTCTGTACTGCGTCACTTGCTCTTTTTAGTTGTGCAGTAGTAGCTTGGTTACTATTCTTAAGCTTTTGTTCTGCATCTCTCAACTGTTTAAGTTTTTGATACGCATCTTGTTTACGTTGATTTGTACGTTTATATTGATTTTCAGCTTTTTTAAGTTCTGTATTCGATGATTTTAAGGCTTCTTTAGATTTATCAAGAGCTAATTTTTCTTTTTTATTGGCTTCTACTAACTTTAAATATGCTTTCTCAACATCTT